ACTAAGTTAGCTGTTTTAATTGGGTTCGCAAGACTAGAAAAATCCCTTACAGAATTAACAGCATTACTTAAAACATTGTCCTTTTGAGGTTGTCCGCCCTTATATTTATCAAACCTTTTCTTGGCTTCTGAAATAAAGTAAGCATACTGGTTCTCTTGAATATCACCCTTACCATAGGCCGTTGTGGCTTGTTTTAATATTTCTAAAGACTCGGTTTTATTATCTAAAGACTTATCTAATAATTGTAAGAAAAAGTCAGGTTTATAGAGTTGGGTAGTGTCGGGTGGTGTATAATCCTTATCAAGGGCTGCGGTGAAGACTGCTGCTGTCTTACTATCAATCTGCCCTGGCTGGAATAATGAATTTATAGCGTCTATGTTTAAAGTCTTGTTCTGGACTAATTGGGCTAAACTAAACGCCCCCTCAGTATTGACTTGTTTGATATTCCACTTAATCAGTTCTTCATTATGTTGTTTAATATGGTCGGCTTTTTCTAATAAATCTTCTTCCTGTTTGGGGTTGAGATTATAAAGGCCAGCTTTTATATCCGCTTTCCCCTGGTCTGGGTTCTGGTAGATTTCATATTGAGCGGCGGTGTATTCGGCGTCATCCAACAACTTTTTCCCCTCGTCTGCTGAAAGTATGCCTTTTTGTATATTGTCATTCACTAGTAACTTGATTTCATTTGAAACCTTAGCAAATTCCTCGCCCGTTGCATTTATCCGTTTTCTTGTTAAGGCTTCTATTGTTTCTGGTAAGGTTACACCTCTTGTATATTCAATCATCTTATTTCTGAATAGATTACCTACCTTTATTTTGCTGACTTGGGAGTCTGCGCCAAATTCCATACCAACTCGTTGCGCCAAACCTTTATTTTGAATACCCTTAATACTTTCTTTATTTACTTTATCTATTTCTTTATAGTATTTATCTGAACCATTATAGTCTGGGTCTTGGGAAGCCCTGGATAAAATATCTGCCATCCCTGTTTCATAGTTAGCTTTGGCGGCAGTATATTGTATTGTATCCACCGCCCCCTGCCACTTCATCAGTCCCTCTTGGACTACGCCTAGAGTCTTGGATGTTATAGCTTCAGTCTGCCCGGCATCGTTCCTTATGATTGCACGAGGTTGGGTGTTTAAGTCAGATGATATTTTTCTTGTCGAGTCGTAGGTCGGTAGAGTTGGCATATTATTTCCCTGTCTTTAATGTCGTCGCTTTCGGCATACCTGTATAAATACCATAATTAACACCAGTCTGTAATGCACTGGTAAATGCCCCTGAGTAGCCTTGATATAAAGCTGTTTTACCTTGTCGTCTATACGCTTCAGCAGTTGATAAGGCTCTTGATTTTTCTACATCTATGTTGTATTTTTCTAGTTGGAAATTGTATTGTCCTATTGACTCGTCAAGTTGCATTTGTGTTAAGTTATCCATCATCACTGCTAGAGGACTGCCTGATAACATAAGCCCGGATTTAGCCACTCTTGAGGTTAGAGTTCCCATCATTTTGGTCTTTGCTCTACCATACTGATAGGCTTCTTGTCCGGCTTGGATGTCGACTAAGCCTTTCTTCTGCTCTAATAACCCGGCTTGTTGTTCCATTAGCCCGGCGTTATACTTGGCTTCTCTGTTCTGGGAGATGCCGGACATAATGGATGCCCCGGCTTGTGCTGCTCCTAACGCTAATATTGCAACTGGCATTACTGGCATTGTAACTCCTACGGTTTTTCTTCAGTAGTTAAAGTGCTTATAATATTTAATATCTCCATCGGCACAGGATCACGATTAACTATCATTACCTGTGAACCATATCTGTAATCGTCTCTGAAATTGATATTAGACATAATGCCTGTATATAAGAGTTCAGGAGTCCCCATATAAGTTGAGGGGTCTCTGAAGTTGACTCTTTCTAATAAGTCAGTGTTTCCACCGATATAAAATCCTTTGTGTGAACGGTTGACTTTTAAGGCTACCTGGTTTATCTTTTGAATCTTGCCTTGTGCTGTTCCTCTTTGTGAACCGCCCTCTATTGGGAGAGTATAAATAGTCTGGTCGTAAGGAAGTCCGACATTGACTATAAAGTAATCATAAGCTAAAGTGATAGTTCCGTTGGTAGTAACGACTTTGTCGGGTTTGTCTAATCCGCCGTCAGCTAACACTACAACTGTCTCGGCTTTTAAATGGTCTAAACCTGAAATTTCATTTACTGATAATCCCCATAAAGTGCCTGTATAGCTTGTAATCGTAAAAGACTTTTTAACCTCTCCGATTACTATTGACGAAGAAGTAAAAGCTGTAATCTCGACTTCGCCTAAAGTTACACCTTCTGAATCGATTGCTCTAATTCGTTGTCCAATATCCGAAGTAGCGAAGTAAATTGATGCGGTGGTAGGTGAGATTGTAAGCACTATCCCTGAAAGAGTCCCCCCGACAACTGTCCCGGCGGTATTTGAAAGAGTAAGTGTCGAGCCTGTGGTCTGATCATAAGCGTTGTATTTAAGCCCTGAGTGAACATAAAAACAAAGGTCTTGTCTGTCAGGAACAACTATATCCCCAAACCTTTCAATATAACGGGTGGCAGTGCCTTGTATAGTCCTCTTGACTACAACCCACACCTCGTCATAAGGGCCTTCTTGTGAGGGGATGACTGCGACACTTTCATAAAGTCCGTCAGTAGTCTGTTCTGACCAACCTGCTACTTCCTGGTCTATTTCTCTTGTTAGCGTAGCAATCGTTCCATTAGAGGTAACACACCATAAAATAGAGTCAGGGTTCTGTTGGAAGGCGGTATCTATAATCCCATCGCCACTTATTTCGGGTGAAAGGATAGTCCTGTCAGTTGAACGCCAGGCGTCATAGTTAAAGTCGTAATAAAGTTCACGGACTTTCTTGAAAAACCTTTGTATATAAAATAGAAAATTACCAATCTTCTTTGGGATAATCGCTTCCGAACCCCAAGAGGTTTCTTTCTTTACCGAGACATTTGAGGGAGTGATAGGTGTGTTGTCTCCGGTCTGGATTACAAATTCACCGCCATAAGTTCCAGCTGTTAAAGAACGGGCTGATGAAAGCCATTTAATATCATTAGACTCGTTAGAAGAAAACTCTAAAGCTATACCATCGTCATCTTCTGCTCCGGGTAAGAAGTCGTCATAAATAAAGGTCTTAGACCCCCAAATGTTTTGTGGTTGTGCGTCAGTCCTTGCCGCCCACATCCTGCCTTCGTGGAAAGTAACACAAGCCGGATAACCATTGACATCCGACCAAGCACCTTCCGCCCAAGAGGTAGTAGAACCTGTTACTGTCAAAGTCTTGATTACCGTAGCTGTGGCTGTTGAGGGGGTGGCGACTGCGCTTATCTTCACATACCCTTGAACTTCTAAACCTGTGGTTGAGTTGGTAAGGACTCCACCTATTTTCCAGTAAGTATTAACATGTCCTAAAGTTGAAGCGGAAGGAGTGAATATATTTGAGTTGGCTGTGAGATTAACTGTGCCTGTTGAATTAGACACTATAATAGTTTTAGTATCGTCAGTGTTATCATCCATAAACGGGCCACCTACCACAGCAAATTCCGCCATAGTCCAACTGGCTGCCGCATTTCTCGTAAGAACTTGCGGAGGGTTGTCAGGATGGAACATATATATTAAATCATTTATCTGGGCGAACTGGACATCAAATAACTCCGATTCATCATAGACATGGGCTAACTGGAAAGGTGTAGTGCCTGTGGTAATTACTACCCCACCGTTAGTATAGAACTTAAAATAATATTCCCCCATCTCGATTATATAAGCGTCAGTCCTTGAAAAAACGAATGGGATGATACGGGTAGCTAAGGTTGACTTAGAGACTGTGTTTATATACTCCGTGCCCGGAGTGGTGATTACCGAACCATAGGGTCTAATAAGAAAGTTTTGGACTATCTCACAAGCATAGTCATATTGTGCTATGTCAGTCCTGCCGAAAAGTGATGAGCCAAATTGTCCACCAACAAAACTGCATTTTATGTGGTCAATCTTAGGCATCTAAACTCCCGTTCTGGTCTTTGGCATTTACCCAGGCATCATCTTTTAGATACTGATGCACTCCTACCTGTGCGTTCTCTGCCATTGCTTTAGGCAAAGATACTTTGTGATACTTCTCAAGAAAGGTCTCGGCTGTGGTCTTGGAGTTAAGAATCATAAATGCGATGTCAGAACATAGCTTATCGGAAAACGCCTCTATAAAGGAACTTGAATATTTGGTAGGGTTGTCTAAGTAGTATACATATCTAATCCCTAGTCCTGTGGTGTCTGAGATTATATAATCACCCTCTACCCTCCATACTGCGTCATCATCATTAGTGCCGAAGATTCTAATACAGTCTGTTGGGATAGTGTATAAATATGTTTCACTGTCATTGGTGTAATACCATTCTAAGGTGTCAGCTGATAAAGTCAAAAGTCTTCGTTTACAAGCGAAGTTCCAGGAACACTCTGATAAGATACTTCTAAGTGCCGACTCATAGACCCTAGATACAATCCTGGCGTTGTTAGTATCGTCATCTATATTAGTGATAGGATTAGCACCTACAAGTGTAAGAGATTTATTTATGAGTTCGGTTTTAGATATTGACATAGCTAAACTCCAAATTTAGTGTCAGAGGGGCAGGTTTCCCCACCCCCCCGACGATGTTGC